TTTGTGAAGACAACTGTGAAAGCCTTGGTAAATGGCCTGTATACTTCAATGACCAAGTATTCCATATTGATACCTCAAGCTTTGCTGTTAGGAGTAGTGTTGCTACTAGCATTGGTCATGCATGGTACGGCCAATGGGGCGCCGATAGACAATTCTTTTCGAACCTAAGCCGTCATTTTCCAAAATTTGATTGTACAAACGTACACACGCTTTGTTATAGATTGGATGGTAATCCAAACTCTGTGACTGAAAAATTCTTTAATGATGGTAATGCTGTATCTGAAAAGAAATATGGTAAAGACTTTCCTTGGAAAAAAGACAATTCGTACCATAAAATTCAGATTGCGCCAGGACTTACGATTGTATGATTGAGTATACCGACCTAGAAGAAGTATTGTTGGTCACACCTCCTGTAATGCATGAAGATTTCCGTGGAACAAACACCGAAATATTCAATAAGGCACTATATGAGAATGGTGTGCTAGATGATGTTGAATGGAAAATCGATAGTGTCAGCACATCGAGGCAAAATGTCTTGCGTGGTGTACATGGTGATGAGAAGACTTACAAACTAATCAGTTGCCTTTACGGCACAATTTATTTGTTGGTTGTTGACAATAGACCTTGGTCGCCACAGTACAGGCAATGGACTTCATTCACTTTATCAGATAAGAACCGTAAACAAGTTTTAGTGCCACCTGGTTTTGGTAATGGTCATTTGGTCATGTCCAAAACTGCGGTGTTTCATTACAAGTGGACGGAGTATTACGACCGTGAAGCACAATTCACAATTAAGTGGAATGATCCAGAATATGAGTTCTGGTGGCCGATAAAAAATCCAATTTTATCTGAGAGGGACGCATGAGGGCGCTCGTAACTGGTGGTTCAGGTTATCTTGGCTCACATGTATGTAAACGATTAAAACAAGAAGGATGGGATGTTGTAATATACGACATTAAAAATCCTAAACACGCATATGCCGATTTGTATTGTAAAGGTGATATCCGTGATAGAGATACATTAGATGATTTACTAGGTAAAATTAATTTTGACGTAGTATTTCATTTTGCAGGTCGCATCGAAGTTGGTGAATCGGTAAAAATACCGACCGAGTTTTATGATGTGAATACCGGTGGGACCTGCAATCTATTAAATGTCATGGTCAAACATGGCATACAAAACATCATCTATTCATCTACCGCAGCTGTGTATAGAACCACAGATTTTCAGTTGGATGAATTTGATGAAGTGCAATATAAAACCAATGCCTATGCAGGTAGCAAGTTGAGTGCTGAATATGCAATTCAACAGTCTGGTTTGAAACATATCATTTTCAGGTACTTCAACCTTGCAGGCGCTGACCCTGATGGTGAAATGGGTGAAGACCATGAACCAGAAACACACCTGATTCCTAGAATCATACAGAATCTAAATAAAGTTGAAGTTTATGGTAAAGACTATAACACAACCGATGGAACCTGTGTGAGGGATTACGTGCATGTCTGTGATGTTGCAGAGGCACATATTGATGGTGCAAAATACCTATTTGATGGTAATGATTCTGTGATACTTAATCTAGGTACAGGCAAAGGTTATTCGGTAGATAAGATAATTGAACTTATTGAAAAAGTTTCCGGCGAACAAATAAAAGTTAGTTACCTGCCAAGACGACCTGGTGATCCAGCAAAGTTAGTGGCAAGAGTTGACCTTGCCAAAAAAGTGTTGAATTACCGACCTAAACATGATATAATGAGTATTCTACAAACCGCTTACAATTGGCATACAAAATGAAAAAAGACGATATGATGATACCAGCTGATGAAAAAATCAGCATGGGTTTATTGAACGCTCACATACATTTCCTAACTGGCGAAATCGAAGAAGAAAATATTAAAAGTGCCATTCAATGGATTGTATATGAGAACTTAAATGGCAACGACAACGTTCCTTTGTCACTATACATTAATTCAACAGGCGGTGATTTGAATGAGGCCTTTGGTCTGATTGATATCATGCGTAATTCAAAAAGAGTAATTAGAACATTTGGCATTGGCTCTGTGTGTTCAGCTGCATTTCTAATCTTTGCATCTGGCACCAAAGGTCATAGATACATTGCTACTAATACAAGTATCATGTGTCACCAATATGCTTCAGAAATGAACGGAAAATACCACGACATGAAAGCTTTCGTGCGTGAAAGTGAACTTACCAATACAAGAATGCAAACACTTTTGCAAGAATGTACTGGTCTGGAACCCCGTAGTGTTAAGACCAAACTTTTACCGCCGAGCGATGTTTGGTTTACTGCGGAGGATTTAATCGAGCTCGGCGTTGCGGATATTATCTTCTAAAATGTACACCGGTAGTAAAAAGGTTGAAAAGCCTGAGCGAACAAAAAGACGCCGAAATATTGATGACTTGGTAAAACCACCACAAAAAAAGAAACACCACGACCGAAGTTTTTATCGGTTAGTCCGAGAGGAGGAGAGGGAATATGACTTACAAAAATCAACTTAGAGAACGTATTGCTGAACTGAAACGTGAAATTGTGGAAGACAAAGGTCAAATCGAAGCCTTGAAAAAGGAATTGAAAAGGCTTGAAATGGCCGAATTTGAAGAGGATTTGGCTGAGGATTCGACTCAGCAACTATTGAAGGGTTGATGTTGCTTTAAAACAACAGCCCCCTTGACAGGCGCCCTAACCTATGTTAGGATGCCTGTTATGAGTGAAATTCTGCAAGAAACTACTATTTGGTCAGGCGATTATGGCGCCTGTAACCATACTTATTTACTGGATAATCAAAGTAGGATTATCGCATATATCAAGCAAAATGATACTAAGGTAAATATATTAAAAACCCAAATTAAAATCGATAAACGATATCGGACATTTATTAAAGTCCGCAATATTGAATTGGAACGATTATCTGGTAAATCCATAAAAAGTAATACTAGAGTATTCAAAGTAAAAAGTAATACTAAAGAATACAATGTAGAACTAAATGATTCACATTATACCTGCACCTGCACCGGTTTCAGTTTCCGTGGGAAATGTAAACATATTACTGCTGTTGCAGAAAAACTACAGTCTGCCGAAAGCGCTTGACAAACCTGCCCAAATCTGTATAATAGCACCTATGTTGATTGAGAAAGGTTACAAGATGAAAGACAAGCTCTCTTGGGAAATGCAGGCCTACGGTTCGCCTGCTGATGAAATTATCGCTTCTGTGGAAGAATCGATTACGTTTAAATTTTCAGGCGTTGGCATGGTCATCGCTTCTTACCTGTCGGATGCTCAGGAATTGTTGGCGAATGACCAGAAAAATGCTGCTCGCCAATATATCAATATTGCTAAAATGTTGATGATGCATTATGACCTTGGTTTCAACCGTGCTTAAGGAATAAAAATGTCGGATATGAAAGAATACACCCTCGAAATTTACAAAACCGACCGCCGTACCAAGGAAGGTCGCCGTTTGGTTGCTAAACAGGATTTTGCTCCTTCAACCGAAGCTTACATTAATGCTGTTGTTGAAGGCAAGCGTAAGCTGGGTTTCATTGTTGAAATTTTTGAAACGTATGTAACCAGAAAAAATATGATGGGTGGCCGTGAGTATCAGGAACGCTATGATACTCCTCGCTACTGCTCGCCTTCCTCCGAAGCTTATTGGTCAATGTAAGGATTAAAATGAAATTGCTCATCACTACCCAAAATTATGAAAACTATGGCGCTCACGATTGGGATGGCACCGGTGAGTGCCCACAATATTGGAAAGCCAAAGGTGGTAGTGATTATGTGCTAAAGAATTTTACCGATTTTAACAAAGTGACGGAAACCGTCATGGCTCTCCGTGGCCAAGTTGAGGAAAATAGCGATTACTATCGCTCGACCATTATTGATTGGGAAATCGTGGCTGACGATTATCTCACCGAGTTTGAGCAGGATCAGCTTGAGTATGAAGGCAAGATCCGCTTTTTTGCTAAAGAATTGTCATTGTAAGGATATAACATGTGGCGAATTGTTCGTATTGATGATGGCTATGCCATTATGAACCTGTTGTCGGAAGAAAAAATCGGCTGGTATGAGTTTCAAAGCGAAGCTCGTGAAGCTTTTGAATACATGCGTAAGAATGGAGAACTTTAATCATGGCTTATATGAATCAACAAAAGAAAGCTGTTATTGCTGCGGCTTTGAAACCTGTTTTGAAAAAATACAACCTCAAAGGTTCTTTGCGGGTTAACAACCATTCAAGCATTATGCTGAATATTAAATCTGGCCCGATTGACTTTGGCGGTGATTATGTGCAGGTCAATCCGTATTGGCTCGATGACCATTACGAAGGTGTAGCCTTGGAAGCTTTGAAAGAAATTAAAGAAGCTTTGCTTTCAGCGGACTATTATGACCGCTCGGATGCTCAAACGGATTATTTTGATACCGCATATTACTACCATATCCATGTTGGTAAGTGGAACAAGCCATACGTATGTCAATAATTTATACTTACCAAAAATCTAAAAAGAAAAGCAAGACCAAAAAGGAAATTGCTGAGTACCAACAATGGCTCGATAGCGTCAATAATCTATCGACCAATTTTTCTGCCAAGTTTGGTAAAACCAAAGTGATTAATTCTGGTCTTCCTAAGTTGAGCGTTCCTGTTGGCCGTGAAACACCAAACTATCCCAGTTTGCAAACATTCGGTGGTTCTGCCACAAAACCAATTCATGGCAAGGTTTATACTGGCACGGCTATGAAAGGTATTGGCACATTACATAAAAGCAATGCTGTACCCATTTTTACCGATGAGGAAGCCCGTGACCAGGCAACGATGCGGAGATGAATACTTTAGTATTACTGTTGCCTCCACGCAACACCTGCCAAAAAGTGCTTGACATTCCTGCCAAAATCTGTATAATGGTACATGTTGAGTTGATAAAGGACATGAAATGAAATTGCTTTCCACAGGTAACCCCAAGGTCTTAAAAGGTTTGTCACAAGGTTACAATACCTATATTTTGCACCTGGCTCCAGCTGATTTGTCGGGCTATGAAACCTGTGCTAAGCGCACCGCAGGCTGCACAGCTGCTTGCTTGAATTTAGCTGGTCGTGGCGGTATGTTCAAAAAAGGCGAAACGACCAATGCTATTCAGCAAGCACGTATTCGCAAAACCAAATTGTTTTTTGAGAATCGTATCCAGTTTATGGCTGACTTGGTTAAAGATATTGAATTGGCTATCAAGCAGTCGGCTCGTTTAAATTTAGTTCCTGTGTTCCGCTTGAACGGCACTTCCGATCTTGCTTTTGAAAAGTATGAGGTCGTCCGTAATGGCAAATTGTTCCGCAATATTTTTGCGGCTTTTCCTGAAGTGACATTCTATGATTACACCAAAATTCTTGGTCGTAAAATCAAGGAAATTCCTAACTATTCGCTGACGTTTTCGGCTGCGGATGGTAATGATGCTGATGTAGCAAAAGCTATTGTGCAAGGTTACAATATCGCTGTTGTGTTCGGTATCAAAAAGACATTGCCAATGCCAGAAACCTACTTGGGTATTCCTGTGTTTAATGGCGATGAATCAGACCTGCGTTTTCTGGATCCGCAAGGTGTTGTTGTTGGTTTGTATGCAAAAGGTAAAGCCAAAAAAGATACAACCGGTTTTGTAAAGTATCCAGTTGTTATGATGAAAGCTGCTTAATGAAAGAATTTTTCTTTTACCTTGATGCATGGAAATATTGTGTAGACCATAACCTTCCTTTGTCCAATATTGTTCGCAAAGATTGGAAAGTTTGGCAGGTCCTTGGTTCTGAATATGAATTGGAGAATTGAATGAAACGTCTATTGGTTATCCCTCTTATTTTATCGGTTGTCGCTTGTTCGTCAACCCAATCCTATAAATTGTCAGGATACAAAGGCCCTGAAGCAATGGAACGAATTGAAGCTGTGCAGGCTTCTAAGCAATGCATTTATGCTAAGATGCGTCCCAATGTTGAATATTTGGCCGTTAAGACTGATGCAGGACCTAAAGTTTTGGTCCCTGTGAATGTGCATTGTGAACCTTATTGAGGTTAATATGCTTGACGTTGTACTGCAACAAAATTTTCTAGAAGCCATTTTTCTTATCGCTTTTGCGGTAGCAATTATTGGTATTTTCTGGAAAATTATTCTGATTGGTGGTACATTCCTTTTGCTGGCTGTCATTATTGTTAATCACAGTCCGGGAGTTGGTGTAAGTCCGGCTGTTGCAAAACAACCAGCTACACAGGAAGTTGTAGTTAACAAACCACAAAAAGAAGCCAATGCCCGCCGTTCCGCTTACATACGTGATTGTGTAGGCCATGGATTTGGTGAACAATGGTGCAAAGATAATTGGGACGATAAATTGTTTGATAAGGAAAATTGAAATGGGTACTCGTAGTTTGACTTTTGTTTATGAGAATGATACTCCTATTGTTTGCATGTATCGGCAATTTGATGGCTATCCAGAAGGTCATGGTATTGAACTTGCTGAATTTTTAAATGACGGCAAAATAGTAAATGGCATTTCCCGCCGTGATGAAAAAGTTTTCAACGGCATGGGTTGTTTGGCTGCTCAGATGATTTCCAATTTCAAAAAAGAAGCTGGAGGTTTTTACCTACATGCGCCTATTCTTGGTCGTGATGATTGGCAAGAGTATGAATACCACGTTTTTGAAGATAAAGTGGTTGTGAAGTGCCCACATGAAGTGATTTTTTCTGGTACTTGGAGCCAATTCTACAATTTTTGTTACGATACTGTAACAGAATGAGGCAAACATTGGCGATGCCTCTTGACAAATTCGCCTACTTGTGTTATACTAACATCTTTAAATTGATAGGAATATATTATGGCTAAAACTAAAGCTACTAAGGCAATCAAACTCAAGCCTTTTCAAAAGTTGTTGACCGTTATGATTAGCGGCAAGCCAACAACAATTGATGAGATTGATGCTTTGCTTGGCAAAGAAATTCAAATGTATCGTTTGTCGACCTACATTTGGCACATTAAGACTAATGCCGATGGCGTAGTCAAAGCAATCAAAGATGGTCGCAAAGTGACCGCTTATCAAATTGTTAATGTCTCTGACGTTAAGAAATACATGGATCGTGTTGGCATTACCAAATCTGGTTTTGTTGCTGGTCAACCTGCTGCGGCCGCCCCTGCACCTGCAGCCAAGAAAGTTACTAAGTTGAAAGACTTGGATGCTGCACCTGTAACCACACCTGTTGTTGAAGCTGCACCTGTTGCAGAAACTTTGGTCGTTACAGAAGTGACGCAATGATTAGCGAACCTCAAAAAGAAATCCTCCTGATTGCTCAGGAGGAATGTGCAGAGGTCACCCAAGCCATTTCTAAAGTGTTTCGATTTGGTATTGACGCTGAATATGAAGGCGTCACCAATCGAGCTCACTTACAAATGGAAGTTGGTGACCTGTTGTGCATGATTGAATTGATGATTGAATCTGGTATGATTGACCGAAAAGAAATGCTAAATGCTTCTGGCAACAAGCGCAACAAATTGTTGAAGTGGTCTAATATTTTTGGAGAAAATACATGAGTTATATTGTCACACTCGAAAAAGATCCAGAAACTGGTGATTTGATTTTGCCATTGCCCGCTAAACTATTGGAAGAAACTGGTTGGAAAACTGGCGACACCTTGGATTGGAAAGACAATGGTGATGGGTCATTTTCTATGACCAAAAAAGAAACAGAATGGGTGCTAGTTGAAGCTATCTCTCAGTTCCGTGAACGCTACATGGTCGAAGTACCAAAAGGCAAAGCAGAATGGGCTCTTGATACTGTTTCAATGAACGAAGCCAAAGAATTTAGCCAAGAACACCTTGGTGAGGTTATTGTTTCTCACCGTGTTGTGACATATGATGAAGCAATTAAGATGTGCGATGAAGATAATGATTATTGCAAATCTTGGAGTGATGATAAAAAAGTAGATGCTTTCTTTACAAAAGAAGGTGAAAAAGTTGAACTATGAATATCTTTTATCTTGACCACGATGTTAATAAATGTGCTGAAATGCACAACGACAAGCACGTGGTCAAAATGATTCTCGAATATGCTCAACTTCTTTCTACTGCTCATCGTGTTATTGATGGTACTATCGTTGATGGCTACAGTAAAACTGGTCGTAAACAAAAAAGATATGTACTTCCTGATGACCGTGATTCTGTGCTCTATAGCGCTACTCACCTCAACCATCCTTCAGCAGTATGGGTAAGACAATCAGACCAAAATTATATTTGGCTGCAATCAATGCTTTCAACGCTATGTAAAGAATACACATATCGTTATGGCAAAGTACATAAGTGTGAACGTGATGGTTTGGTGGACCAGTTGGCACGGTTGCCAGACACCATCCCATCCCGTCCTTTTACTGAACCAACTCCTGCAATGCCAGACGAAGTGAAGATTCTTGGTGATTCTATCAAGTCGTACCGCAATTACTATATAAACAACAAGACGCATTTGGCCTCTTGGAAAAAACGTAATAAACCGGAGTGGTATAGTGCCATTGTATAGCTTTTTAAATACTGAAACAGGTGAAGAATTTGAATCTTTTATGAGCATGTCGGCTCGTGAAGAATATCTAAAAACTAATCCAACAATTCAATCGGTTGTAACATCAGCCGCAATCGTAAGTGGAGTTTCCATTACTGGTAAAGTACCAGATGGATTCAAAGAAGTGCTTTCTAAAATATCTGAGAGCCACAAATCTAGTGAAGTTGCTAATCGTCACGGTAAGCGCTCAGCTAAAGAGATTAAGACCAAACAATTGGTTGATAAACATATAGGAACATAAGTTTGGCTTTTAATCATGTTAAATTACCAGAGTTGGAATTTGAATTACAGTCACAAACGACCGAAGCTGGCCGTGAATATGTGACACCAACTGGTAAATCGTACCCATCCGTAACCACAGTTCTCTCAGAGTACAACAAAAAAGCATTCTTTGAATGGCGTGAAAGAGTTGGTGCTGAAGAAGCTAATAAGATAGCTGCAAAGGCATCCAGTCGTGGTACCAAACTGCATACTGTTTGTGAAAACTATCTGCTCAATGAAATGACAGATGTTAAACTGCGAACAATGATGCCTGATACCAAACAATTGTTCATGTCACTTAGACCGCACATTGATGAGCACGTTGGTGATGTATATTGTATTGAACAAGCTTTGTATTCTAAGACCTTGCGATTGGCTGGTCGTGTAGATTGTATTGCAGAATGGGATGGTCAGTTATCGGTAATTGACTTCAAATCTTCCACTAGAGAGAAGTCGGAAGATAAAATTCTAAATTACTTTATGCAATGTACCGCATATGCGGAGATGTTTGGTGAGATTACTGGTAGACCAATCAACCAGATTGTGGTTGCTATTGCGGTTGAAGATGGCACACACCAAATTTTTGTGCGAGAAAAGTCTGATTACTATATTGAATCCTTGCAGAGATATATCGGCAAATACTGGCGGAAACGCTTGACAAATAAATAGTTCCTGTTATAATAGGGAGTCATTAATGAAATTAATAAAGTATAGAGATGCGGGTATGCACACATATACATATTTTTTTGTGAATGACAGTAATCAAACCGTGAGTCCATTTTTTGAATCTGATGAAGAAGCCTGGGAATGGTTCAACAAAGTGTTTGGTGGCGTAGAAGAAGAAAACAAATAAACAAAAATGAATGGCAAAATAGCCTTATTTTTACACCAACCTTATTGTTCAGTACAAAGTGGTAATGGTATTATAGAGGCTTTAAGTCCGCATTACACATTTAAAATTTTTACCAGACATGATTTAGAAGATAATTTTTTTGATGATGTGAATATGATTTGTTTTCCTGGTGGTTTAGGAGATGCAAGCAATTTTGACTTTCTGACCAAAGAAAATGGAAACAGAATAAATCAGTTTGTCAAAAATGGAGGTGCATATTTGGGTATTTGCATGGGTGCTTATTGGGCAGGTAGCAAGTATTTTGATTTGTTGGATAGTGTTGATGCTGTTCAATATATTACCAGACCAAAAACTGATACAAGAAGACCTCATGCTAAAAACCTAGATGTGGTATGGAAAGGTATTTCGGAAAAAATGTTTTTCTATGATGGTTGTGCTTTAGTTGGAGATGAATCAAAGTTTCAAACTGTAGCAAGATATGCGAATGGTGATTCAATGGCTATTATTCAAAATAGAATTGGTCTAATTGGTTGTCATCCTGAAAGTCAAAAACATTGGTATGATAGTTATAGTTGGATGAAAGGCAAATATCACGAAGGTAATCACCACAAGTTACTTTTAGATTTTGTCAATGATATAATGAAAGAAGAAAAAAAATGATAGCATATTGGATTGTTGCTGGCTTCTTTACAGCTTTTGGTTGGCATTATGGTGAAAAATTTGTTGTCACTTATATTGATATACCAGAAACAAAAATTGAACAGAAAAAATAAGGTGATGTATGGCAACTCGTAAAACTGGTTTTGTAGAAAAAGGTTGGGGCTCAGAATTGATTTGGGCTACTAACGACAAGTATGCAGGCAAGCTGCTACGATTTAAAAAAGATGCTCGATTCAGTATGCACTTTCATGCCGAGAAAGATGAGACTTGGTATGTTTTGTCTGGTAAATTTGAAGTGAAATATATTATGACAGAAGATGCTTCAATGAAATCTCAAACACTAGAAGTTGGTTCAGTATGGCGAAATAGACCATTTGAACCACACCAAATCATTTGCCTTGAAGAAGGAACAATCATCGAAGTTAGCACACCGGATTCTGTAGAAGATAATTATCGTGTTCTACCTGGAGATTCACAGAAATGAAAATTTACATCAACAATTACCGTAGCCATTGGATTTCTCCTTATACTATCCTTGAAAAGGTTTGCTTTTGGGAAAAAGATAAGGACGTATTTTACAACCATGAAGAAAAACCTGATGCACCTTATGAAAAATGGGTTAATCGTTTAGACGTTATCTGCAAAGCTTTAAATAAATTTTTGGATTTTATCCATCCTAAAATTGACTATGTGAAGATTGATTATTGGGACACTTGGTCGATGGATCATACTCTTGGCCAGATTGCTTTGCCAATGTTGAAACAACTCAAAGAAAAGAAACACGGCGCACCTTTGGTTGATGATGAAGATGTGCCTGAAGAATTGAAATCAACTTCTGCACCACCAAAAGAGAATGAATGGGATATTGATGGTAACCACTTCAAGCGTTGGGAGTGGGTAATGGATGAAATGATTTTTGCGTTTGAACACCATATCGATAGAGAATGGGAAGACGCTTACCATAAAGGCAAATTCAATATGAAAAGTAAAGCTTGTAAATGGGATGAAAACGGAAAAGCAACATTATATGAAATGGTTGAAGATGAAGGCCACACATACGAAATCGATTTTGAAGGTTTAAAAGTTGTACAAGAAAGAATTACTAACGGTTTTAGACTGTTTGGCAAATACTATCAGGCTCTTTGGGACTAAATAAACCACCAACAACAGTTGGTAACACACAAACACAGGAGAAAAACTATGTCAAACATGACACCATTTGAAATTCGTCTTGAGCTATTAAAGATGGCCAAAGACATGTTGCATGAAGAATATTATGCAAATCGTGAACGCATATCGAACAACTGGTCGATGCAATGCGAAACAGCCAGACACAAAGGCGAAACACCGCCTGAACATCCTGGTTTTCCACCAATTCCCACAGAAACAGATATCATTGCTAAAGCACAAACATTAAACGGTTTTGTGTCTAACGTAATGTCTTCAGAACCACCTAAGGTCACTAAGAAATCTTCCTGATGGGTGATGGGCTTCGGCCCATCTAACACACACAAGGAGAAAAATTGAGAAGTAAACCAATACTTTTTATTTTGTTTTTATCTTGTATCATTATATCGATATCAAGTATTAACATCCAAGAACCAATGATGCCGTTTAAAGCATCATTTCACGAACTTACCGCTGACGCAAAGAAACAGGTAACTTGCCTCGCAGAAAATATTTACTTTGAAGCTGGCCATGAACCACTTGAAGGTAAAAGAGCAGTTGCTTTTGTAACTTTCAACCGTGTCCAAACAGGAAACTATGCGAGCACAATTTGTGATGTGGTAAAACAAAAATCAAACGGGTCTTGCCAATTTTCTTGGTACTGTGACTCATCATTTACCTCCAGGCTCTTGACAATCAAGCGTACTCCGTTGTATAATGAGATATTGCAAATGTCAACAGACATGTATTTGAATTTTGAAAAATTGAAAGACGTAACAAACGGGGCAACCTACTATCACGCTGATTATGTAAATCCTGGTTGGACAAAACTACAAAAGGAGAAACAAATTGGCAGGCATATTTTCTACAAAAGCAAAGGTGACAAAATTGACAGAAACCGAGGTATCTAAAATGAACAAAGACTTGATTACGGTATGCATTTCAGGCACAATAGTTTGTTGTACGTTTATTGTAAGTATCTTCATGTACAATATAAACGATAGAAACAACATGGCAAAAAACATCGAAGCGGCTATCGCCAAAGGTGTTGACCCATTGTCCGTAAAATGTGCTTATGAAACAAGCACAAACCCAACCTGCATTACCTATGCAATGAAACGATAAACTAAGGAGTATATTATGGCTATCCAGCAAGTGAGTGTTAATCAACTATCTAATCCCGCTGACCGAGATAAACTATTGAAAGTTATCCGTGAGTGCTCTGATGCAATGGTTCGTGCCGCAGCAGAAAAGGACTTTATCAAAGAAGCAACAGCTGATATTAGTAAACAGTTGCAGTTGCCTAAGAAAATCGTTCAACGAATGGTTAAGGTTTACTATAAACAAAATTATGATGAAGAAGTGGCAGTACATGACCAGTTTGAAACACTATATGAAACGGTGGTGAAGTAATGCCAAAATTTACTTTAACATGTGAACACGATGGCCATAGTCCATCTAAAAACACTTTGGAGTTTGATGCTGTCTTCCTTGATGATGTATTGGAAGGATTCAGACAATTCTTAAAGGGTTGTACGTTTGAATTTGATGGTAACTTAGAACTTGTAGATGAGTACCGTTATAAAGAACCAGACCCCGATTATGAAGAAGACTATGTTGGCACCAGAGTATTCGACAATATGGCTTCAACTCTAATGAGTATGCCAGAAACTAACATTGAAACGGTTTTTATTGATGAAAAATGCAAAGTTTGTGGCTTACAAAAAAGCATCATGCAGAGAAACATCTGTTTTGATGCTAATTGTGGATTAAAATAATGCCAACTAGAGATGAGATGGCAAAATTTGCTAAGGCTATTGATGCGTTAGTTGCTAGGTCTGACTACAACTACATTGAAGCCATTGTTGAATATTGCAGAGAGACCGGTCTTGAAATTGAGGTTGCAGCTACTCTAATTAATGCGAACCTTAAAGCCAAGATTGAGAACGATGCAATGGACAATAACATGTTAAAAGAAAAAGGTTCTAGACTGCCTATATGACCGGCTACGAAACATTCAGTTTGTATCAGGCTCTCAAATTGCACTTCACTAATGAATCATATGATTTCTTTAAATACAATGGTAAATCCAACGTTAGTGTAACTGCATTTGAGAATCGTAGAGACAAATACCATTTCTATAAATTGTCCCGCCGTCTTATACAAAAAGAAGACATGATTGATTTCATTGTCGCTAATTTTGTAGAAGATGAAAAGGCTTGGGTTGGTTCTTTATTACTGGAAGATGCTGAAGTGAATTATCGCAAGCACCAGAAGGTCATACAGTCAATGTCATACAATTTTGAGAATGAGTGTCGTGACCTCTTTGAAGGACTTGATGATCCAAACACCGTCTTGCGTGTCGGTGATGATTATCCAATTCTACTCAGAAAGGCACTTAGGAAAGAAGTAACGATAGAAACTGTTTGCCTGTTGAATGAGATAATGGGTTTCGTACCTGTATGGTCTAAGAAGATTGCCGATACGATACATTGGCCAAATTATCGGTTGAAATTGCTCAAGTATGCCGCATTTCTTCCAAAGGATGATGTAAAATACAGGCTCATTCTAAAGAAAGTGTTGAATAAATGAAAGTGACTAAACTCTACCTGGATATGGATGGTGTACTATGCAACTTTGAGAAGCGATTCACAGAGTTGTATGGTGAGGATGCTCTTGGTTCCCGTGACCGTAAAAACTTCACAACCAATTGGCCTAACTTTATTATGGATGGAAACTTTGAAAGCCTTGAATGGTTCCCAGGTGGAAAAGAGTTGTTGGAATTTATTCAAAACGAAACTGACTGGGAAGTGGAGATTCTTTCTTCATCTGGTGGTGAAAGATTCCATTCAGAAGTCGCTGTCCAGAAAGTTACATGGCTTTGCAACAATGGTATTCCATACAAAGCCAATATTGTTCCAGGCCGTAAGCATAAAACAGCATATGCAACTCCTGAAACCATTTTGATTGACGATACCGAAGACATTATCGTTAATTTCAATGCCGCTGGTGGTGTTGGTATTCTTCACAAAGATATCAACGAAACATTGGCAAAATTGAGGACTCTACTTGATTAAAATACTAAATATAGTATATTATGAATATGTGGATAATCTATTATACTCCGTTAATACTACGTCTATACAAAGGAAAAATATATGACTTCATTTGCAAATCTAAAGCGTAACCGCAGCTCGTTTGAAAAACTCTCAAAAGCGGTCGAGGCCACATCAGCAGGCACCGAAAACTCCAAAGATGACAATCGTTTCTGGCAACCAGAAGTTGACAAGGCAGGTAATGGCATGGCCGTTATTCGTTTCTTGCCAGCACCTGCTGTTGATGGTGATGATGCACTTCCTTGGGTTCGTACATTCAGCCATGGTTTCCAAGGACCAGGCGGATGGTTTATTGATAACTGTTTGACCACTCTTAATGAGAAGTGTCCAGTTTGTGAACACAATAACACATTGTGGAACTCTGGTATTGAAGCAAACAAAGATATTGCTCGTAAGCAAAAACGTAAGTTGAGCTATGTTGCAAACATTCTAGTTGTTTCTGACCCAAGCAATCCTTCTAACGAAGGTCAAATCAAACTGTTCAAGTTTGGTAAGAAAATCTTTGATAAGATTACTGAAGCAATGAATCCTGAATTTGCTGATGAAACACCTGTTAACCCATTTGACCTTTGGGAAGGTGCTAACTTCAAGTTGAAGATTCGTAATGTTGAAGGCTATCGTAACTATGACAAATCAGAATTTGCTGATGTGTCTGCCTTGATGGATGGTGATGATGCTAAACTTGAGGAATTGTGGAAGAAAGAGTATTCTCTGAAAGAATTTACAGAGAAGAAAAACTTTAAACCTTATGACCAATTGAAAGGTCGTTTGGACAAGGTTCTTGGTTTTACTGGTGCACCTATCGCTAAGACTAAGGCTGAAGATACAGTCGCATCATTCAAAGATGATGTATCTGTGTTAGATTCTAAGGTTTCTGAAAGTGACGATGACTTGGATTATTTCAAGTCTCTTGCTGACCAAGATTAAACTAATCCCATGCAAGTGTGCAACCCCGCCTAGTGCGGGGTTTTTTATATCACTCGTTGGAACAAACTTAGGAATACATCATCATAAACAGATGGCAAATTACCTGAAGGTGCTTGAGCAACAGTTGCTGGTGCTTGAGTATTGTTGTTGGTCACATTTGTAACATTATTGACCAGACCTTCAATCATTCTC